CCCCAGTCTTTGCCCAAGTATAGGCCACAAGTTTACCTGCCCCATTTCGTGCCACACTGACCAAGGTGGTAGCAGGCATATAAAATTGACTTACAACAGCAAATGTAATGTTACGAGCCAGAGCAGTGGGGTCTGGTGTAAAGATCTCATCAATTTCAGATTCAAAGTGTTGCTGGGCCATAGCAACAATGTCGTTAACATCTGCCCCTGTAGCGGGCGCCCAAGTGTATTCTAGCATAGCTGTTCCTTTCAGTGCAATGACAGTTATTTACCCTGAAACATCAGTGCTAAATAATCATATGGAAAAGATAGATAAAACAGCAAAGCTCAGTGGACACGGAGGCCCGCGTAAAGGGGCTGGACGTCCAAAAGGTTCACGTGACCAAGTAAGCATTAGAGCACTACTGGACACCTTAGACCGTCAAACAGGCGGCAGAGATTATGAAGAATTATTGGTGGAGGATTTCTTGCAGGCCAGAATAGAAGGCGACAAGCAGACCACACTAAAATATCACAACTTGATCTTAAACAAGGTTATGAACAGCCTGGCCAAGATTGAAGTAACAGATAGCAAAGATGCTATTGAAGCAAAACAAGCAGCCTTTGCAGAAGCATTGGCCAAGCTAGTGGGCGTGAGCCCAGATACTAAATAACACTATGCCACTAAGCAAATCAACAAGCAAACGAGCATTCAACAAGAATGTTGCCGCAGAAGTCAAAGCAGGAAGACCTGTCAAGCAAGCCGTGGCTATCGCATATTCAACCAAACGCGAAGCGGCCAAGAAATCAAAAGGAAAATCAAAATGAAAGAATCACATAGCCAAAAAGCCGCTTCTGGTTACAACGCGGCCACTGGCACAAGCAACCCTGGCTTCAGCCGTGGAACAAACAAGTATTCAGGCAACATGAACCAGACAGGCAATCCAGATGCACTAATCAACAAAGGCCGTGGTCCCACAGTGGGCAATCACGAAGATGATGACAGCACATATCCAGATGCCGCTCGTGTTCCCAAATCAGGCAAAGGCAAAGACATGTTTATGGGTTCAGCCAATCCACAAGTTCGTACACCTGGTGGCACAAGAGACTGGATGCCAAAATGTGAAAACAATTACCGTGGCGACGCCAACAAGATCAATTTTGGTCGTGGCCCAACTAAAGGGAATCAACGATGATCAACGCTTATCAAGTAACAGGCCTAACTGAAGTTGTTACAGCCACAAGCACCAGTAGCCAAATCAACATCACGCCTACAGAAGCAGGTTTTAACTTTGCTGGTCAGCGTGGACCACGCTTCTTAAAGATTACCAATGGCAGTGCTGACCAGAACATTTATTTCTCTACAGGCACAACAAGCCAAACAGCAGTTCTTCCAAGTGCTGGCACACCAGGTAGCACACCAATTCCAGCCTATGCTGAAGTTATTGTTCAAGTAACTTCACCAAGTTCATACCCAGCAACAATTTATGTTGCTTGCGTAGCAGCCAGTTCAAGTCCTGTGTTTATCACACCAGTGATGCTAGCAGGCAACGGATATTAAGGAAAAAAAATGACAACATTAAGAACAGATATAATCCCAAACTTATTCCCCAATGCAATTGTTGGAGTTAGTAAAGCAAGCCCAGCAGTGGTCACTGTCCCCGTAGTTGCAAGAGTAGCCAGCACAACTGGCACCATTGGCACAGTCACTGGTTCAGGCACAACAGGCACACCTTGGACTGCTACAATTACTCTAATGAGTTCAACAGTGGGCATTCAATCAGGTGATATTTTAACTGCCACAGCAGGCACAGGAACTTTTGCCGCAGGCGGTTCAGTAAGTGTTGCTGCAGTTCTTGGCACTAACAGCATTCAAATCAATAAAATTGGTGGAACTATTCCCACAGCAGGCACAGTAACAAACATTACAGAACCAGCAACAAGTTCATTGCCACCATTCTTTGCTGATACTGCTTTGGTTCAGATCACTGGTGTTGAAGGTATGACTCAATTGGCCACAGCAGGTCAGAACAACACAAGTTGGTATTATGTTGACAAATTAACTGGCAATACTTTTGCGTTGTATAAAGACATTGGTTTACTAACAGCAGTTGATAGTAGTGCTTTTACAACAGCAGTGGCCAATACTGGACAATATACTACATTTGACACAGTGGTTATTACAGAAGCATAAAAGGAAAATAAAATGAAATCAACTAACCCACAAGGTAATAAAGAAATTAACCAAAAACGTGGACCAACAACAGGCAACGCTGGCAGCATGGCCAAGCGTGACACTTATGTTGCAGAAAAAACTGCAAGATCAGGTGAGAAGTCAGTATTGGCTGCTATGGTAACAGATGCACTTGAAATGCGTGGTCGTGGACAAGCTGGTAAAACCAATCCAGCCTTGGAAGGTGTCAGCAGCAACACCAACACAGGTCCTAAAAAGAATTCCACAGCTGATGGCAGCCGTTTGCCAGCCAAGTACAAGAAGTAAACCATTATGGGAATGCCAACTAATTCAGGCCAAATTGGCCAACCACAAATGGGATTTGGTATGCCCGCAAGCGGTGACTATGGTCAAAATCCACAACAGGGTTTTGGTATGGATCCCAACACTGGTTTACCATTTGGTAGCCAGCCACCTGACATTAATAGTTTCAACACAAGTCCAGTGAATACACTTGCACCTGGTGGTGGTGGTATGGATTACAATGGCAACGCTATTGGCAGTAATTTTGGTGGTCAATTTAATTTTGGCAGTGCCGCACCGCAAGGTTTTCAATTGGGATTTGGATTTAATCCCAACACAGGTGGTCCACTTGGTGGTCAACCGCAAGGTCCTCAATTGGGATTTGGATTTAATCCCAACACAGGTGGTCCACTTGGTGGCCCAGGCATAATGCCAATGCAAACATCACCAATGCAAACACAAGCCTTAACAGCACCTGGTCCAATGCAAAACTTAAAACCAGGTCCTGGTATGTTTACAACAGCAGGAGCCGCTGGCATGCCCGTTAATCCAAGAGCTCAAATGCAATCTGTCAATGGCAGACCTGGAACACAAATGTCAGCCAACAATGTACAACGTCAGCAAAACAATGTGTTTGGTAATAATCGTGGACAAACTGCTTATGGATCACCCAATGCTTTAAAACCAATGCTACGTGGTCGCACTCGCTAAATAAACAAGGTGGACAGACTCCACCTTGTAAGGCATAGAAAAGGAAAATGAAATGCAAAAACCAAATGACCAACAGGTCAATCCCTGGGACGATTCAGCAGAAGCCGCTCCCGCAAAAGAAACAAAAACAAAAAAATCAAAAACTGAGTGGGTAGTAACTCCACAAGTTGCGCCAGCCACTCCTGCAGGTGTCAATGCAGGTGAATATGACATTGATGGCTTGATGACAGACTTTCCCACTGCACGAGAACTTGAACGCTTTGTGTTTGATGAAACTGGCATTGTATTGAACCTAAAAGGTCGTGCCAACAAGTTAAAGTATCAAGTGGCAATGGATGTGCTGAATGGAGAACAAGTAGATCCAAAGTTTGTAGGTGGTGACAATCCTTACATTGACAAAACAGAACTTATTCCAGTTGAAGACTTGAAACCAATTCCAGCCAAAGATAAATCATTGCCAGAAGCGGAAGATTTACAAAACATCTTTGTCAGTAACAGTATCCCACATCCAGACTTTGAAGCACGTATGCAAGACAAGAAAGTAAGTGTATACTTCCGCAAATACAAAACAGGTCAAATCAGTTATGAAATTGTAGGCCCAGTTGATCAACGACCATATGGTGTCAAACTAGACAAGTATGGTCGTGAGCGTCCAGAAGTCATCAAGTGGGTTGATCCACGCACAGGTGAACAAGTAGTTGTTCGTGAAGATGGTTCAATGACTCCACAAGGTCGTAAACTACGTGCCATGATGCAGACATTCCGTGTAAACAAAAGCAACCATTGGGACACTTGGATTGATCGTGAATTTGTAAGTCTCAATGACACAGTGGCCAACAATCCCTGGGATTTGGACAAATGAACCAAGAAGTCCGTGATGGCATGATCCATCAAGCACAGCAAGAGCGTATGGCTCGTGACACTCTAATCATGCAAAAGGTCAAT